TAAGTCACAGACTCACCACCGAAGATATTTTCACCGATACGAGGTTTTACATAGGCAAGTTGTCTGCCGGAAGGGAGAACTATAAATAGCATTCCACTCGTGCAATGAAACTCAATGTTGTTGGTTTCCTGCGGCTTATTTTCCTTGATGCATTTCTTAACAGCACTATCAACATCCCACCAGAACTTTACGATGTTTGGATTTGACGCTCTCCAGGCATTAACAAGGGGTTTCAACTCCTCTTCTTCAAGACCCATCTCCAATGCACCCATAGCCTTTAATGCACCGATAGATCCACCATATCCAAGGGCTAATTCTGCTATTTTTCCTTTTTGCCTTAGATGACCGTTTGCACCATGCTTTTCAACAGGAACTTTAAACATTTGTGATGCGGATGCACAATAAATGTCACCGCCACTTGCGAATACTTCAGTTCGCCACTGTTCACCCGCAAGCCAAGACAGCACACGAGCTTCAATAGCAGAAAAGTCAGCAACAATAAACTTGTTGCCTTCCTTTGGTATAAAAGCTGTGCGGATAAGCTGCGAGAGGGTGTCTGGTATATCTTCGTAGAGCATTTCAAGCATTTCATAATCACCGCTTCTTACTATGCCTCGTGCCTCTTTTAAATCAGGCATATGGTTTTGCGGCAGGTTCTGTAATTGCACGATTTTTGAACTGAAGCGTCCTGTCCGATTGGCACCCAGGAAAGTAAACATCCCACGAATCCTACCATCGTAACAGACGGCATTCTCCATAGCCGTATACTTCTTTACCGATGATTTTGCGAGCTGTTGACGGAGGGAAAGAACCTTATTTAATTCGCCATCTGTTTCCTTAAGCTTCTCCGCAACAGCCTTTTTGCCTAGTGTCTCCATCTCGATGCCGTTATCCGAAAGCCAAGACTTCATCTGTACCACGCTGTTAGGATTATCAAGACTCGTAAGTTCCTGCATGGAGGATGTAAGGCTTTTACGAGATATTTCATCCATTGAAATGGCTTGTTTTACGAAAGGCATATCAACACGAATGCCTCTGTCATTGATTTCTTCGCTCAGGTGATATTCTTCCCAGATGGAATCCGGCACGGGGAATTTAATCAGTTTCTGCTCAATCTGCATTTCAACTTCAACATCTCGGATGTTATAAAACCTAAAACGCTCCCACTTTTCTGGAGCATCAGATGGTAAATTCCTTGTGCGGTTTCCGTTTACCTTTGTCGGATTGCATGGAACACAGAAGTATCGAATCAGGTCTTTACCCTCAGTCAGCTTCTGCTTTTCAAGACCAAGAACGGCACCCACACCTTCCAGGGAAAGGGGAAGTCCCATATATGCCGCCCAAGTCATCGTGCATCTCCAGGATTTCGGGGCAAGATACTCGCCAACAGGATATCCGAGAAAACGGGATAGACATACACGTTCAAATGAGCTGTTATGAGCATATTTAATAACCTCATCATCTTCCAAAGCAGAAAGGATGTCCGGTGGTATCTTTTCGCCACAGGCAAGGTCGATTATTTTCACCTCACTGCCGTCTGCAGAGTAGCTGAATAGCAGAATTTCAAAATCTGGCGATTCACAGTAGTGATAGACACCACACTTTGCCAGATTGATGCTACTGTATGTTTCAATATCACAATGCAGTGTTTTTATTCCAGCCATGCGTATCTATCTCCATTCTTGATTTTACTTATAGCCTGATGACCTACACCATACAATTCGCCAAGCCGTGTGCAGGTAAACCCGCAGAATAAGCCGAAGCGTATCCCTTCAACATCATCCGTGGTAAGTTTCTTCCATGCCTTGCCCTGACGATAAACGTCATAAATGTTTTCTGTCTGTGTATCATAGCGAAGGTTCTCCAGACGGTTATCTTTTGGATTCCCGTTTGCATGAAGCACATACATACCATCTCTTTCGCCTACAAAAGCAGCCATAATCAAATGATGAACCGCAAAGGTATGCCTTGGATCATTTAGGACAACCATAAGGTAGTTACCTCGAATTCCGGGTCGAAGTATTCTTTCCCTTGATAAATAATCAAACTCGCCGTTCTGATTGCTGCTATGAATTACACGCTCCAGGCTTTTGATTCTGCCCTCACTGCTTGCCTGGTACTTACCCTCATAGCCGGGTATATCTTTCCAGATTTCTTTCATAATGCACCTCCTATAAAAGAAAAAGGTGGCAGAGGGAGTACCTCCACCACCGTAAGTTACCGTTTTTATTAGGCAAGGAAGTCATCATCTGCAAGCGTTGAAAAATCATCTGCTGCAGAGGTCTTTCCACCAAGAGGCTCTCCATCCTTAATTTTTTGAATATTACCCAAACCACAAGCAACCCCCTTATTACCGTTTGAGTTAAAAGCATAGAAGTTGAGTGAAACTCTACCATAGCAACCGCTGTACACCTCGCTGCGATCCATAATAGGTTTAACACTTTTATCTACAATCTGTGGAGCAGTTTTACTATTGGCATTGATAAAATAATGCCCCTTATATGCCTCATCGTCACGCTCTACATCGCCGTCACGGAGTGGAAGTTTGATGGCAGCCTTATTCGGTTTCTTACCACCGAACTTTGTAATACCTTCTTCAATAGCTTCATCGATTGCAGCGTTTACTGCATCTATGGTTTCCTTATCATCCTTTGGTATAAGAACGGACACACTGTATTTCTCAGCACCGCCGTTAATAGATACCGGCTCCCAACCGTGGAAGTAAGAGAGTCTTGTGTTTACACCTGTGATAACCTTAGTTTTATTAGTGTTATTTGCCATAATATTTAATCCTCCATAATTTCGTTAAATTCGTTTTTTGCATCTGCTACGTTCATAGCCGGTCTTTTATCCGAATTGGGAACAAGAGTCGGCTTGCCCGGTGGTTTATAAATGAGGTTTCCTAGAATTTCCTCAAATTTGGTTTTACCCATCAATTTTTGCATCTCTGTCATAGGGATGAGGCTCTTACGATAAATGTCTTTGTATCCGCTGATGACAGCTTTTTCTGCTACTGCATTTTCATCCTTATACTTTCGAACAGATCGACCTTCCACAACCTTAAAACCATGCCACTCTTTACCGTGATTGACTGCAGCGTCTGTCGCATAAGCAGTTATCTCATTCGCCCATTTGGTAAGGTCGGGAAGAATGGTTAGAACTTCTTCTATCTCACTATCTGTAAGTAGCGGTGGCATCTTAAACTCCATCTGTGCTAGTTTCAGATTTTCATCAGCTCTAGCGCGACATCTGGTGGATGCTCTGCAGAAGGCACACCACGAGCCAGGCATATATTCACCTTCACCTTGATAGGCTTTTGCGGCTTTTGGTTTTAGTTCCTCTTCTGCCCAGGCTTTAAGTTCTTCTACCGGAACAGTCCATGTGCTGACATTTTCTCTTCGTGGTTGGAATATTGTCATTGATATTTCTTTGATGTCATATAGGCTGTCATAAATTTCTAAAGCACCTAATGCATACAGTTTCATCTGCGGATTGTCCTCTGCATCCACAAGCACGCCCATACCATATTTGAAATCTACGATGTGAAGTCTATCATCTGAGATGATCACACAATCTCCTGTCCCAAAACCATCTGGAACATAACAAGAGAAATCAAGACGTTGTTCAATAAGAACGATAGGATCTGTGCAAGACTTTCTTGCAAGTTCTACCTGCTCCATGATGAAGTCAACGTAGGCATCCGTGCATTCTTCCATTTCATCTGAATCATACTCTGATGTAGGCCTCTTACTTCTGATTCGAAGTGCCTTTTTTAGCTTGTGTTCAGAGAGGGCATGGGCTGCTGTACCTTCTTTTGCTGCTTCTCCATTTTTGTTTTCAAACTCAAGTTCAAGCCTTGCAGACGGTAAACAATGAAGCCATCTGTGTGATGAAGATGCAGATAATATTGCATGATTACCCATTCCCAAGAACCTCCGCATCTTTCAAGATGTCAGCATAATAAGCCTTATCAACAGCACTTAATTTGTCAGCACCATACTTCCCAATAATAGCTCTGACTTCAGCGGTAAAGCCAAGCTGACTTTTTTCGGCAAGTACCATTCTCACTTTTTCCAGCGAGATATCCGGCTCTTTTGTTGTTTCTGTCTTTGTGGCAGGCACTTCTTTGGGAGCAGAATCAGTTTCCGTCATTGCATCACAAACTGCCTGTATGCTGTCTGCAAGACTTCGCATATCATTTACTACATCAAGCAGTAACTTTACTTTGCTCAAGGTCATTTCCTCCTTTCGTAGTCTCACAGATGGAGAGTTCCTCGACACTGTCTCCTGGGATCAGAATAGTTACACGTCGTTTATCTCCAAGGAGGAAACGTAGGATGCGCTCCCTAATGGTGACATTACGGCAAGTAACGATTCCGCCTGTCTGTGGCTCTTTTGAAACACTGATTTTAAGATTGTGTTTCATGTCCTTCACCTCTTTCCAAAGGGCGATTTAATTTGTTGCCCTCTACCTGGTAGCCACGGGAGGAAAGGAAATCTGACGGTTTAGAAAAAAATAATGCCCTCGGAAGTTTTTTGACCTCCAAGGGCATCGTGATTAATTAGGAATTTTCAATTTCTGTCCGGCATAGATGATATTTGTAGTTAGACCGTTAAATGTTTTAATCTCCGTATGTCTTTCACCATTACCAAGCTTTTCTTTCGCTATCTTCCAAAGGGAGTCACCCTTAACTACGGTATATATTTCATATGTTGGAGCAGATTTACCTGAGTATATAATTTGTCCATCTTTATCAAAGACAGAGTATCCTGTGTTGGCATCAGCACAACGCTTGGCATTTTCCAACACTTTATATGCACCTTTTTGAGATTTGGCATCATTCCAGCTTTTTCTCACCCGATATAAAATATCTTTCGGTTTAGGGGATGAGTTAATGGTGTTTAGTGCATTCTTTACCTCCGCTCGAAAGGTGTCCATATTCTTACCATGCTTAGGGTAATGAAAATGATACAATTTAACTATGAACACGGTACTCTCTTAACGATGAACACGGACTCGGTGCTTACGATAATGCACCATGTCCGTGTATGTTCTTTAT